GATCTTACACATGTTTTTATGCAACAGTTATTTTTATTTAATTTTAGTTTCTCGTTGATAGAGTACTATCGAAAAAATTTATATCCAATCGTGAGGAAAGTCACGTTTGAGCGTTTTAGGAGCGGCGCTTTTAAAACCATTCCCGCGCAAAAAGAAGGTAGAACCTATATTTTGCGTAGTATTTTAAAGGGTGGTGCCATTTTTGACAAAATAACCTATTTTTTATTTCTCTTTTTTCAAAAAAGAAAATTTTACAAAATGAAAACGAGAGTTGTGCCCTCAATTTATGACCCCAAACTTCAGTCGGAATCTGATTCTTTCCCGAGCTTTATAAATGCTTTCAAATTTATAACAAACTTAAATGTCAATTGTGAGACGAGTCACATTCGATCATCAGGAAATGGTGATTTCAAACAGAATTCCCCTGATAAAAGAAGGAAGAACCTATATTTATCTTGTATTTATCCAAGGGTTGTGCCGGACAATGGGTCGAATAACATTAATAAAAAACGCGTAATGCACACATGGTACAAAAACGTAAAACAGTTGGGATCTGTCTCTTCTCAAAGCTCTGCTAGTGCTTACCTGGCGACCGTTGAAGAGGAAGAAGAAGATTTATTTATTAAAGGACTTAATCGTCCAATTCAAAAAGAAATAAAACAATCATACAATGACATGACAGCATCTCAAATGAATATACAGCATAAAGTGCTCATATATCTTAAAAACATAGATGTCGATCACGTCGTTTTTAAAAATTTATGCTTTAATGATAACGGAGAATATTTTTTCGACAGTAGTAGAAAGATATTGTTTTTGATTAATTCGAAAACTTTGTCTAAATGGCTGTTAGGTAAATATTCTTTATATAGTGTCAATAAGATACAGAAAAAAGATTTTAGTTTGTTTTTTGTTAGACCTAAGATGGAGTCACAAGGCTTATTTGATGCCCTTGGCGACATTTTTAGTGTAGTCGGAGGAACAACAAGATTTTTGGCAAAAGCCATGAGGAATTATAAAAATCCTCATGTGGTAGCATGGATTATGGACGTAATGACATTAACTTTAGAGTTGAATGATCCCTTTTTCTGGAGACCATTATCAATGTTAAAGTTTTTAGCTAGAATTTATTCGGTTCTCATGCGTTTTTCAGATTTTAAGAATCATAAAGACAAAATTCTTCATACACAATCTCTAGACGAGGTTAATGGTATAGATTCTATCATGCTGTTATTGACTTGTTTTGGTTTACCTGATTCAATTATGAAAGGTTTAAAACAGATTTCTTTAGTTACCAACAAAAAAGTTTTGGATTCTCCTAATATAATAATGGATTTGATTCAAAAATTTTTAGAGGTTTGTTTTGACTTGTTAACCTGGTTAAAAGAAACTCTTAAAATAGAAATCGTAGACGTAGTCATAGACTTATTAGTTCAACCTTTAAATTTTGTAAAAGGAATAAAATTGACCAAAGAGTTAAGCAAGATGACCATAGAATTTCAGAAAAACAACCAGATTATTTTTGATCCAGTTGTTAGAACTAAATGTATGGATTTGTATAATGAAATTAAGACTAATGTATATATACAATCCTTGTTGCTTAATCCCGCATATAAAATATATGCTCAGCAATATACTACTTTGCAACTTATGAATAAGTTGTCATCTAATTTTGATGTTTCAGCTAGAAATGAACCCGTCTGTATAGTTTTCGAAGGAAAAGCAGGATGTGGAAAGTCTACCTTAATGAATAAGGTAGTAGATTATTTAGTTAGAAAATCTTATTCTATTTATAATCATTCATGCCCTTCGGTAGATGCTGGTAAAGATTTTTACGATGATTACTTAGATCAGGACGTGTTCGTTATGGACGATGTAGGTCAACAGGGAGTTTCGCAGTGGAGGCAAATTATAAATTTTGTTTCTCCGGTTAAATTTCCTTTAGAATGTGCTGAAGCCAAACTTAAAAACACAAAATATTTTAATAGTAAATTGTTGTTATTAACCACCAATCATTTCTCTGATTTACATAGTTTTACAAAAGCAGATTGTATAGCGGAACCTGAAGCTTTATTTCGCAGGTGTCATGTATTGAATTTTGATAACGCTAGCTTTGTTAAAGGCAAGATGTTAGGATTTATTCAATACAAGAAGTTTGATCACTTAACACGCACGTGGGAGGAACAATTCATTGGTCCTCAATCTGATTGCAAAATGGAACCCAGATGCAGTCTAGGTAATGACAATAACACAATTGCGTGGGTTTCTTCGATGATAATTACATTTTTAGACAAACAAAGTCAACTATATGACATTAACAAGCTGAATGATACTGACGAACAAGAAATTGATACTTTAGTTGATTGTTTGATGAACGGAGACGAATCTGTAGTGAGTATTGATTCCCGCAAATTGCTGGAATTGAGAAGTCATTTAAATGAGGAGTATTTTGATTCTATAGAACCTCAGTCGTTTTCTTCTTTGTTATCAGAGATTTGTACTGACAACATAGAGATTTTCAAGGATTATTTTTCTTATTTTAAAACACATTTTATAGAAAATACTATTTTAGTTTATGAGACTATGAAGAGTACATTATCTGAAGACACTTACACAGGCGCTGCTATGAGAGGAGCGCTGAAAGGACTTGTAGGAACTTTGATTTCTTTTGCAGCTCAGCATATATGTGCATATTTCTTAGGTGATGCCAACCCAGATACTTTGACAGAACATTCGTTTAGACAGCAAAGTGTTAAAACGTGGTATAGCGCCCATTCTGATTATGTACGTAAAACCCTTCCATCCGCTATAATAGATAATAGCAATGATACTTTAAGTGATCTTGTAAACATGGATCATGAATTAGGAACTCGAATTTCATCTTTGAGATCAAAAATGAGAATTGTTGAATTAATTAGCAAAACTGGTTTTAAGAATGTAGCTCAAGGTATAGTTTCAGGAAGACGCATAATAGTGCAATGTCATTCATACGATACTACGCAAGGTGTGGCAAACATTTTTAGAGATTGGAATTGTTATAGTAATAATTCTTACGAATGCAATAACATTCCTTTTAAAATAGTAAAAGAGTGGCCTGAATATGACATGTCTATTATAGAGATAGACTTAGCAATTCCTATTTATAAAGATGCTACACATAGTTTATTTACAAAAGATTTAGACTTAGATGTGTCTTTTAATGCAAGAAAGATGTTTTTTATTAACGCACAAGCTGCTTTGAGTTTAGACAACAATTTTACTATTAATATGGATTCTTTCCAAGTGCAAAGTCCTGTGGTAAACAAGACTTACACGGTGATGCCTGGAGCAGGTATAGAATATTCTATCACAGCCCCTGGTTTATGTGGAAGTTTGTTAGTAGATGCAGAATTTGGTTTGTGCGGATTGCACGTTGCAGGAAGTTCCGATAGAGGATTTGCATTTGTTTTACCTAAACGGGTTTTGCGAGAGTTAAAGAATTTGTTAACATTTAGAGAAAGTCATCATTTAGAAATTAAGGATAACATAGAGCCTGAGTATTCTGGTTTGAAATTATTTAACGATATTTTTCCTTCCAAGAGACCTTTAAACAAAACCTCTTTAAATAGGAGTGAATTGCATGACGTATTAACTGATGAGATAGCAGAAGTAGGAGAGAAATTACCTCCCAACTTTCTATCTCACGGGACTAAAACTTTAAATAAAATCGCTGCTAAATCTTTAAAACCAATTCCTTATATACCAGACGATGCGATACAATTCGGTAAGAAATGTATTCGGCGGTTCTTTATAGAGTTCGATGATCTATCAGATAAGGAAGTTATTAAGGGTATAAAAGAAGAAGATTTATCGGGTCTGAATAAACAATCCGTCAACGGATTTGGATACGAAAAAGATAAGACTCAATATATAGACTTCGATGAAGGAGTAGTTACAGAAAAATTTATAAGTATAATTAAAAATTTTCGTGAAGATTGTAAAAACGATACTACTAAGATTCAAGATTTATTGTTTTATGAGGCTTTTAAAGACGAGCTACGTCTGGAAGAAAAGGTAGACAAACCTCGTTCATTTAGAGTGGCTCCTTTACATCATACTTTTTTGGTTAAGAAATGCTTAGGCAAATTATTTTCTCATTGTAAAAATAATATGTGGGAAAATCAGATGGCTATAGGTATGAATCCGTATAAACATTGGAACAGACTGTATCAAAGACTAAAAACTTCATTTATTAATTTCGATGGAGATTTTGGAAATTGGGACGGAGGAGCCCCAGCTCAAGTGCAAGATGCGATTTCAGAGATGGTTCTAGAGTTCTATAAAGGTCAAGATCCGGAAGCGTTGAAGGTCTTACTTAATTCTATGGTCAGGACATTTGTCTTGATAAAAGAAAAAGTTGTGTTGACAACACATTCTATGCCTTCAGGTTGCTGGGTTACGGCTTTCTTTAACTCTTTGATAAACAGATTTTTAACTGCTATGGTTTTATTTACTGAAATGGCTAAGGATGGTTTAATACCTACAGTCGAAGATTTTGATTCATTGATTGATTTTGTAATGGGAGACGATAAAATATGCGGAGCGCCTAAGCGTTTAGCGAAATATTTTAATGCTATAACAATGAGAGATTTTGCTTATAGTATAGGTATGAAGTATACAGATGGAGATAAAGGAGAAATCACAGAGATTTCTAAGCCTTTAAGTGAATGTGTATTCTTAAAAAGAAACTTTAGACTTCACTCACAGCTTTGCACCGTCGTTGGACCTTTGTCCTTAACTACACTAATAAATTCATTAAGATATAAAGATTCTTCCAGGGACTATGATGAGATCATGGGAGGAAAAATGACTGCTTTTCAATTTGAAATGTTTCTCCACGAGAAGCCAGAATTAAAACAAAAAGTTTTAGAATCAGCACGTGACTCATCTTTTTATTTTAAAGAGTTTAGTGACGAGCATATTAGTAAAACTATGAAAGAAGACGATACTTACATTTCAATAATGAAGAATTTAGGAAAGATGATTTCATCTTATTCCTAAAACTTACACTCCAACTTTTAGTTGAGATATAGTAAATGGAGTTATAAAAGGTTTTATCCTAGAAGCCTTGCTACCTACTATGTCAGAAAAAATAGGAAATGGAAGATTTTAATGATAGTCTTCCTGTGAAAACATATCATTTCAAATAATAAAATTAACAATACAGATAACAAGTTTGCAACAGAAATGTGTTATGACATGCAACAAACAAACCAAAGTATGGGAACATCCGTCGCTAGTATAAATACTCGAGATATAATCTTTAGTAAAGATCATCACGATATTTATCCCGTAATTGATTTTCCTGAAGAATATAGAATCGATACCAAACCTTTTGTGAATAGACCTTTTTTCGTAGATAGTGTCGTTTGGTCTAACGAACCCGCTTTTAGTTTTTTAACCACTAAAATTAATAAATTACCTAGAGACGTTTTTACGTCTAATCTATCTTTAGAGACAGCATTGAAGCTAGGAGCTTATTTCAGAAGTGATTTATCTTTAAATATCTCAGTAGCAGGTACAATATCTCACGCTGGAGTTATTTTGGTAGGAATTTTACCTCCGATGCCTTATAACTTGAGTTCTAAGAAATATCTGGTAAATACGCTAATGTCTGGTCCTCATTGTTTTTTAAATGCAAATGAGGCCACATCTAGTGTATTACACGTACCATGGTATTGTAACACCGATGTTGCTAGTTTGGACATTCGTCCTACTGCCCCTACTACTGCCACTGCGTTAAGTGAAGGATTACTACCTGGTGATTTCGCTACTTTAGCTCTGATGGTTTTAAACCCTTTGTCAGTTTCAGCAACAGCTTCTACGGCTTTAAATATTACTATAGAAGCATGTTTTAGTTCTTTAGATATATATGTACCTAGTCCAAAATTTTTTAATTATGATTTTCAAGCTCAAGGTCTGCAATCCATAGCTTCTACAGCTATTAATTCTACAACTTCTTATGCTAAGCAGGTTGTAGGAGATGCTATAGATGCAGTTCGCCAAGGCATTAAACATTATACTGGATTGCATAATCCTAATGTACCTTTAATTAATAACAGAATGATAGTTACTCATCGTAATTTTCCAAACAATACCACGGGAGATCAATTTTTTGAGAAACTAGATCCTTTTCCAGAGATTGACAGAATAGTTGATAGGCCAATTTTTAATACATCAGTAGATGAAATGTCTATTAAACATATTTTAAGTAAACCTCAGTACCTAGGTACTTTTCCGGTTCTTGTAGATGATAGTGTTGGTAAACTAAAATGGTCTCGTCCTATTTCTCCTTTTCAAGGAGGATTGGCTGCACGTAATGCAGTTGTTAGGATGGCCAATAATATAGAATTATTGCACAGAGTTTCTAGAGCTTGGAGAGGATCATTAAAGATTCACATACAGTCTGTTATGAACAACAAACAGCAAGTGAAATTAAGATTGATTCAACTTTACAATCCACCTTCGGAAGTAATGCGAGGAAAACCTGTTTATGATGGTTTACTTAGTGCTCCGTCTCATCTGTTAGAATTTACAGGAGGAGGACAAATTCAAACAATCACTTTACCTTATTTATGTCGAAACCAATTGACTCCTTGTTCCCCTAATATGGATTTAGAAGCATTATTTCATGGAATGTACTATATTTATGTCGCTCAGCCTTTAGTTATATCAACTGATTCTCCAACTGGAGTATCATTTAATGTTTATATGTCAGGAGGAGATGATTTAACTTTTCATGGATATGCCACTGAAGTAGTCAACCAATTTCCTTTGGTTACATCCGTAGTGCCACCTCCTCCGTTAGTTAGTAAAGAGACATTAAATTCTTTTATTACACAAGGCTTAAACGTCATGAATGAACCTCAGAATGATACAACCCTAGTGGATTATTCCACCTCTGTTAACACCGATGAATCCCATCAGGAAAGATTATACTCTCCTATAGACCTTAGACCTATTATACGTAGAATGTATCAGATGCCTACATTGGTAGTTGGTATAGGAGTTTCTAAGTTTAATTTGAATACATATATTGGTGAGAGACTCCTTAGCGATACAGGAGTTTCAGTCCCTCAGCTTGTGAGCAGTATGTTTTATGGAAAGAGTGTGGGCTTGAAGATAAAACTTAAAGTGTACGGAGATCTTAC